TTATATTATGATTCAAAATCATATTATCACCAATATAAACAGCAACATGATCTAAATTGCCTGTAGTTGATTGAAACAATAAAACATCACCAACTTGTATATCATCATGTGTTGGTTGTTTTTCAAATCCTGTAATCGGTAATCCTTTTTCAAATAATGGATTTTCTATAAAATCTTTTATTTTTTTTGGTCTATCCCATATTTTTAGATCAATATTTTTTGTTTCTTTATACCAATCATGGATTATTGACCAACAATCATAAACACCCCAGATAAAACTTCTTCCAATAAGTGATGGTGCTTTCCAACCACTAGGTTTGAAGGAACACCATTCTTTCATTCTTACACTATAGATATGAGAAGGTAAATCTAAAAATTCACAACTTGCTTTATCGTTATCAGAAGGTTGTGGTGGATCGTATGGATGTGAATGTACAATCCCTACTATTTCTCCTGTGTCTTCACATTCTGCCCAATCATCAGGGTCAATAATAAAATATTCAAACCCAGATTCTGCAATATTTTTACAAGGCCAATATGTTTCTTTTCCCTTAATTATTGCTAACAAACCACATGATTCTTGTGGCATACATTCTTCAGCGTGTTTTACAGCATCAGTTTTCCAAATCATAATTAAATAAAAGAGCCAACAGAAGGAAAATCTTTTTTTGTTACCTGACGTTTTGGCGCACGAATACCTTGTAAATCTAAAGCTGATACAAGTTCAAACTGTACAATTTCTCTATTCTCAATAATTTTTCTATCAACAAAATAAATTTCTTGTGGTAATTCTGCTGTGCTATCTGGTGTACCAAATGGATTTTGATTTGAAGGAAAGTTTGCAGCATCTAAAAATCTGCTTAGAGTCCTAATTCTTACAAATTTTGCCCCTTGAAGATCATTAAATGGTGTTGTAGCGTTTACAGTTGACATTAATGCCGTAATTGTACCAAGTACATTAGAAACAGTTATTGTTGGTCTTGGTAAAGTACCTCTACCAGAATATTCAAATCCTTCAGCAGTAATAGGAAACTTGTCATAAGTATTACCTTGCCAAATTATAGAAGCGTTACTGTTCATACCAACACCAGAATGAAACCTTGTCACATCTGTAGATCCATGCAGTGCAGAAACTAATGTCAAAGTATATAACTCAATAATAGATTTATTTGTTAATGATTGTAATTCTGCTGTAGGTAATCCCATTACGGTTCAAATACCTCTCTAAAAGTACAATTTAATGTTGCTCTATTGTTATAAGGTATTGTTTTTGTCCAAGATTGACAAACATATTTACCAGCACCTGATAATGTAACAGAAACAGTACCACTATCAGTTGCGGAAGAAGCCGCTGTGACAGTGAATGTATTTTGATCAACAGCCGTAGCTATTGCAAAGTCGCCATCTGTAGGAGAACCACTTGCGGTTGAAGTATAGTCAATTGTTATAACATCACCAATTGCAAGACCATGATTCGTGATTGTAATTGTGACAGTTGTTCCGCTTTGGGAATAACTACCTGTTTTTGTACCGCCTTCAGCTGGTGGGGTGAATGTAAAACTTGCCTGATCATTTACACGACTTCTTAAAAATGCTTCTATGACATCTGCGTCTGTCTCAGATACGTTAAAAGTTAAATCATATACTTTTGGGTCTTGAGTCAGTGGAAGACCAAATAAAGCCCTAAATTCATACCCATCACCAAGTCTAGTTGTTCTAATCCTTGGTGCACTTGTTTTTCTCATGCCATAAGTAGGCTGAATAGAAGGAAAAGTTGCCATTATCTCGCTAATAAACCTCCAGCACGTTTTTCTTTGATCAGTTGCGCCTGAACAGCAGCACCAATAACAGCCCCAAGTGCTTGTGCATCTGCGTTATTACCAGAAACAGAAGAACCAGAAGCGTCTACATTTACTGTAACCATATTTGTTGTTCCTCCTTCAATTTTATTATTTGGAATAATATTGCCACCTCGCGAACCCATTTGCAAAATTTCAGGACCTTTTTCTCCAACAAGATAAGCACCACCGGCAGATACGGGCCCACCCCTTTCTCTTTTGAATAAATTACCTAAAAATCCACCTATACCTTTTTGAATACCAGAAACAGCTTGTTCAATTTGAACTTCAATAAGCTTTCTTTTTAAATTATTTAATACATTAACTGCTGCCTGTCCAAGACTTTGAGTTCCTATAACTGCATCAGTGAGATTACCAACAATACTTTTTTCTACACTTTCTCCAATTTTGTCAAATTTTTCTGCTAAATCTTGTGCAGCATCTGCTTGATCTTTTAAACCTTGATTGATAGTAATATCATTTCTTATTCTTTCAAGTTGTGTTGCATTTAAATCTTTCATCAATAAACCCATACTTTTAACTTTATCTTCAACAGCTTGATTTAATAAAAATTCTTCTTCCTTACCAGCAATAATCGCTTTATTTAATTCATTCTCTTTTCTTAAATCTGCTAAACCAGCAGTAATCAATTTGTTTGTATTTACTCGTATTTTATCTTTATCTTTTTCTAAAAGAATGGTTTCAGCAATTTCTTTTTTTTGTAATTTTAAAGCATTTATTTGATCAGTAAGTCTTTTAACATCTTGTCTACCTCCACCTTGTCTTCTTTTGGCTTCAAGATCAGCAATTTGTTTATCTACTTCTCTAAAGGCAGGTGTTCCTGGATTTTTTTGAATAAATTCTCTAATTTTACCAGGTGCTGTAAAATCTTCAATTGCACCCAAACTTTGATTTAACAACTTTGCAACTGCTGCTTGTACTCTTGTAAAAAATAAAACAGTACTATTTGTTAACTCTTGAAAAGTTTCACCAAATTCTTTTAGTTCCTGTACATTTTGATCACCTATTTTATCTCCCATCATTTCTAAAGCAGCATTTAAAGCAGCCTGTTTACCTTCAGTTTGTTCAATAATCTGTAAACGTTTTTGTTCTGTTGTTCCTAATATGCCCATCTTTTCAGTTAATTTTGTTATATCAGGATTCAATATATTCATAGCCTGACCTAATTCACCTATAGCAGTAACTCCACTTTGAATCCCTGTAGCGATAGCAGTTCCAGCTAAACCTCCTGCAAAACCACCCATCTGACCACCAAATTTCCCCCCTAGAAATCCACCAGTAGCACCACCAAGAGCAGCAAATGGACCTTGTCCAAATAACAAAGGAAATACACCACTAATTATTGCACTATTGAGACCAGGACCACCGATTGCACCTCTTCCACCACCTCCACCTGTTCTTGGGATTGTTTGTGTGGCAGCGTTTGCTTTGTTTGCTTTTATCTGTTCTTGTCTTACTTTTAAAATAGTTTGATCTGCTTTTAAAATTTTGTTTTTTATAGCTAATTCTTGATTTAAAATTTTTACAGCACTTGAAATTCCTTTAATACCTCTTTTATTGAGAAGATCAACTTTTTTATCTAACTGCTCTGTTTTTTTTTAATGCCCTATCTAACTTGGATTGACCAATTACCTTAAAATTTATATTTACACCGTAATTAGCCAAAGCAAATACAAAACTTTATTTT